GACGAGGGTGGAGTATCGAAAAGCCATAGAAGACCCCGTTCGCGGTCTCCATAGCCGTGAACGGGGTGGGAGCGATGAGGATGTCCTCCAAGATGACGCCCTGGATTCGTCAATCCGGCGTGTTGTTGAGGAGGTTACTAGGAATCGCTCGGGGGTGGTGTTTTCCTCGGCAACGGGGTTGGCGCTATTTCCGAGTGTCCGTTCCCACTTTGACGTCACGGGTTCGCAGGGAGGCGCAGCCGCCGTCGTAGCTGACCTTTGGAGAGAGGCCAGCTTCGACCAACACGGCATGCGGCGACCTTTGGACCCGGAGGTGCCGGAGTGGGAGGGTTCCGGTTTCTTGAGCTATCGTGGACAGGAAAAGCGCTTCAGGCGGCTGGTTAGGCAAAAGGTCCTTTCTGAACTTCAGGAGGGGCTTCGTGTTCGACCGGTACAAGTCCTTGAACCGTTCAAACCACGAACCGTGACCCCTGGACCCCCAGTAACGTATTGGGTACTGCGTGAGGTTCAGAAATTCCTATGGGGATTAGTAAAAAGTCATCCTACTTTCAGTCTGATCGGGGAACCGATCGATGCTTCCTTCATAGACAAAATAGACCATCTTGGCGAATGCCTTGGCGGTGACCGTTGGTGGCTATCCGGTGATTATGTAAAATCAACGGACTTCCTCCGACGGTTCGCCTCGGAATCCGCTTGGGGATATCTCAGCGACGCTTGTCGTTTTCCTGAGTGGATCCGCCAGATTGGATTGAAATGTCTTGTGGAGCATACGATTCTGGACCCTGATTCCGGAGATCTGTACCGCCAGGGGAACGGGCAGTTGATGGGCTCCCCTCTTTCCTTTCCGATCCTGTGTATCGTTAACGCGGCTGTCTGCCGAATGTCCTTCATGAGGGATCTTCCTTTACGGAAGCTCCCTTTGTTGGTAAACGGAGATGACTGTGTTATGCGGTACATTGAGGAAGAGAAAAGAAGATGGGAGCGCAACTCTGCCTGTGCAGGCCTATCGCCTTCTCCTGGCAAGTGCTACTGGAACAAAGAATTTTGCCAGATGAATTCCGAGCTGTTCGTCCGGTTGGGTGGGCGTTTCTACGAACGCGTACCCCACTGGAACATGGGGTTGACCCGTCGTTTCGCGGCGAAGGGTAACTCCGAACGAACTTTTCTTGAGCTCGGAAGTCTCGGCAAGCAATTCTCCCAGTGTATCGCGGGCACTAAGTACGATCGAGACTTCGTTGGTCGCCCAACTCGGAAGGAGGCAATCACGATTTTCCTTCGCCGGCAAAGGGACCTGTTACGGCAGGCCCCCGGCTGGATATCGTGGTTCCTCCCGAAGTATTTGGGCGGTCTCGGGATCCCGGCTGACGAGCGCACGATAGCTTCTTCGTTGCGTCCTCGTCACAGACTGTTAGCATCGTTCCTGAAGCAAAGCCTCTCTCGGGGGAAGGATCTGTCGCCATTGAACCGGGTTCATCCTGGCGCGGCGCCCTCCCCTTGGCTGCAACATGCACTTCAGGCTCGGATGGACATGGAGAAATGTGAGGTTTTGTCCTCGAACCTTCGCTGCTGGTCTTCGATCGACGAGGAGGAGACCTGGTCGCGTTACATGACTGACGCCAGCTATTCAAGCTGGCTCTTCATGTACATGAACCGGGTTTCCTTCGCGTCGGTCCACAAGGCTGAGCGGAAGAGGTTCAAGGATCGGATCAAGCATTTTTCGTCCGACCTGGAGAAGCGGCTGAGAGATCTGGAGAAGATGGCCAAGGACTGCCCCGTCCTTGACACGCATGCTCTCCTGACTCCCTTTGAGGTTAAGCGTTATTTACCCCTGTGGGTGCGTGGCGTTCTTGAAACGCTCGCACCAGGGCCACGGGGGCTCCTGGGTTGCTTACCAGCGCATCTTCCCGCTAGGTCGGTTGAGACCGATCTGGACTCGGCTTGGAC